CTACTGCACTGCCCCAATCATCGCGCTGCCGGCGTCGTAGGCGCGCTCGCAGGCGCTGCCTCGGTGGCGGGCGTCGTCAGCAATGCGCGCCAGCGCTCCCGCTCGCTCGTCAGCGCGGCGCTGCAGCTCGGCGAGCAGATCGAGGGCGCCGGCGTCTGGCGTGCACTGTCCGGCAGTGGCGCGAGCATTGGCGGCCGCACGGTGGGCGGTGATGTAGTCGGCGAGGTCGCCGCGCAACCGGCCAGCAGCAGCGCGGGCAGCGTCAGCGTCAGCCACAGAGCGCGCCAAGTCCTGCTTGGCCTGGGCGTCGATGTTGTGCAGTTCGTCACGGTGCTTGTCCTCCAGCGTGCGGTATTTCTCGGATGCCTTCAGCGCGGCTGTGGCCGACGCCTCGCGCTCGCTGGCGAGCTCGGCGCGGGCCTGTGCCGCATCGCGCTCAGCGCCGAGCCGTGCCATGGCCTGCCAGGCCAGCAGGGCCGCCAGCAGCAAAGCCAGCAGCTGCCAGGCATGGGCTTGCAGACGAGCCATCATGGGCTGGCCTCGCAGCTGTAGCCGGCGCGACGCTGGGCCGCACAGGCGGATGCCTCGGCGCGCTCGCGGGCATCTCGCACGCCACATCGCTCAAGCACCTGGCCCGCGCTGATGTACCAGGCCGGCGCCATCTCGGCCTCGGCCGCAGCGATTTCGACCACACGGCAGGCCTGGTGCACTGCGCCCGTAGGGACCACGGTGCAGCCGGCCAGGACCGCAGATGCTCCGATCAGAAGAGATTTCATTGGGCCTCCATGCATGCGGCGTGCCGCGCCTGTTGACGGGTCCAGACGCCGCGGCAAACCTTGTTGCCTGGGGTACTGCAGTCGTAGCGCCAGCGCTTCGGGCGGCCGGCTGCGTCCCACTGGTAGGGCTCCCAGCCCGGCCCCTCGCGCTTGGGGCTGGTCATGAAGCGATAGCCCAGCAGCGCCTGGCAGGCGGGTGCGAACTGCCCGGCCAGCAGCCGGGAGCGCATGGGGCTGGCGCGCCAGGCGCCGATGCCGTACTGGTAGGTGAAGTCCAGGTAGAGGTCGTATTCCGCCTGGTACAGGGCCACGCCAGGCAAGCTGGCTCGGAACATGGCCTCGTCCTTGGATGTGTGGCTGCGCACCAACTGCAGCGCGCGCTCGCGCGTGATGGGCGCATCGGACATCTGCACCGGCGTGCCGTCCTCGTAGACCGTGGAGCCGTGGCCGATAGTCGGTCGGTCGCCCTGCGTCGGGATGTGCGGGTCAGGCCGGAAGCCCTCAACGCCCAGCGTGGCCAGCAGCCCGGCCGCCGAGATGGTGAGCGCGGCGACGGCGGTGCGCGGGGCTTTGTTCACAACACCCCCATGTCGGTTGGAGAGGTATCTGGCTCGTCATGCACTGGCCGGAGCGGGATGCCGGTCTTGCGCATCAGCTCCATGCGCAGCGCATGCTCGGCAGCTTCCTCTTGCCGGCTGGCAGTGGCACGCCTGCTGGCCTCCCGCCTGTAGTACCAGTTCACCAAGGTGCCCATAAGCGCAATGCAGATGCCCAGCAAGCCTATGGCTTGGGAAGAGGCGAGCCAGCCGAGAAAGCCGACGACAGCCCCGCCGCCAGTGGTACGACTGCCTGCCGTTGCGAGCGTGTCGAGGGTTTCAGTTTTCATAGCCCCGATGATTCCGGGGCCGTGCCGCGCTGGCGAACCCTACACGGGGGCCGCAGGCCAGCCGACCGCGACATCGATCTGGGACAGCGCTGCAGCATCGTCCGCCGCCGCATCGATCTGGTCCTCGATGCGCTGTCGCGTGCCGGTCAGCAGGCCGTGCACTTGGCGGTATGCGTCATCCTTGGCCCGGATGCGCTCGGCCAGCACCAGGCGGTCGAGACCACGCGCCAGCGCTGCGGCATCGACCCAGGGCGTTGCGGCTGCGGGGTCAGCCTCAAGCGCCCTCGCCTCTTCCGTCTGCACAGGCCAGCTCTCGCGCTCGCTCAGCGGGTAGCCTGCGGCGATCACCTGGATGCGGCGCCGGTACTCGGCGGCCAGGGCCAAGCGCAGGCCCGCCGCGATCTGGGCTGCCGACCGCAGTTCGGCAGGTAGCGGCACGCCGCCGGCCGCGAGCCAGGCGCGGTATGCGACAGCGTCAGGGCAGGACGGGAAATCTGGCGCTGTGACCAGAGGGATCGTGGCGCGAACACCGTCAGTCCAGAGGTAGACGTGCCCGGCGTCTTGCGAGAGCTGGTAAATCATAGGTAGATGCCTGTCCCGTCTGTTGAACCTGCAGCATCTCCAGGTAGGTAATTTGCGCCCGCCCCGTAAACACGAATGAGTCCATTAAATGCAACGTAATACCGTGCCCCTGTGGCGGAGCCGGTAAATGTGACGCCAAACACGCGCATCTCTGACCCAAGGCATTCAAGGAATGAGGCAGAAAATGCAAGTGACCCTACAAGGGTGCACGGCTGATTCGTTACGAGGAAGAATGAATAAACAGAAGCCGAGACGTGATACGGCGAACTGCCAGTTATTCGCCAGGGCGCTTCAATGGAAAGTCTTGCCCCGGCGATCAGGAACATGTGCCGGGACGAGCACGCGCCGAACTCCATCGTGCCGCTGAATGCAACAACAGTGGATCCCCGCAAGTGCAGCCCTGTACCGCCAGTGGTGTTCTGAAGCTTCAGGCCACCCAGCTTCCAGGCGCCCACATCCTCACCTAATATGCAATCTGGCGCTGTTGTCGTAATCGTCACATTTGCAGGCGTGGTCGTGTCACCTGTTATTGCAATTGGCACACTGCCAACATATTTCTTGAGGACGATGCCCGCATAAGTTCCGGAAGCGATAGAGATGGTTATTTGATAAATGGACCCATCAAGGGCAGCCGCTGTATCTATAGCCTTTTGGATCGTGGCAAACGCTCCGCCCGCTGTATTGCTGAGCCCGGTATTGCTGTCGTTGCCATCGGTGCGGACGTAGTAGTTGCGCGCAGCGGTGAGCAGCTCGCGAAAAACAAGCTGGTCCCGGGACACGATGTCCTTGGGATCTGTGCGGCGGCCGACGTGCTTCATGGAATCAGCCCGTGATGGTGGCCCGGTACTGCCCCGTGGTCGGCGCCACAGCAAAAGTCAGCTGCACTGTGTTCACCCCGTTGGCGACCCAGTCACACAGCACGCCAGCATTCGTCGCGGTCTCGCGCACGCTGACCACCACGTCCTGGGTGTTGAGGCTGTGGGTCATGGTGATGGTCGTGGCCGTGCCATCGCCCACGGTGGCCGAGGCCTTGCGCGCCACCACGCCGGTATCAACAGCGATGACGCCGGCGCTGATGCTGATGCCCAGTCCGGCCGTGTAGCTTGCACCGCCACCGACCTGGGCGAACGTCAGCGCCGTGGGGCCGATAGTGATCGGCGCGTCCGTGGTCATCAGCCAGACCTGGTTGCCCTGTGTCGTGCCTTCGGAGACAAAGACCGCGGCGCCCAGCACCTCACTGGCGGCATCGAAGTCCGTGGCTCGGGTCCATGCGCCGGACGCGGCCAGGTAGACGCCGTTGGCAGAGCCCGTGGTCTGGTTCTTCACAAGCACGCGGTCGCCAGCGATTACGGACACGCCGTCGATGGTTTGCGCGCCGGACAGCGTGATGTTGGCCGTGGTGGCCGCGCGCGCCGGCTCCTTCCATTTGTAGCCCTGCACTGCCGCGTCGAGCTGGGCCTTTGTGACAGCATCCTGCGGGTTGACCGCGTCGGCCAGGTTGATGACCCGGTTGCCCGAGGCGTCGAGGTTGTTCGTGATCTTCATGGCTGGGCCCTCAGTTGCAATAGGCGCGGCCGGTCAGCGGCACGCTGTGGGTGATCTGGACGATGTCGGCGTCCGCGTAGCGGACATCGGGGTAGAGCTGGCCGCCGAGGTTGTCCACCACGGTGATGGAGGGGTAGCGGCCCAGGTTGTGGGCAACGGTCCAGACGGCTGCTGCAGCGCTCTGGATGTGGGTGTAGGTCGCGCCAGCGCCGCCGCCGGGCGGGCCTTGCGGACCCTGGGGACCGGGGATGCCCCGCGTCACGACGACAGCGGGCGGCGCCGGCTGCTGAACCACATGGGTCTTGCCGCTCTCGCGCGTCACCACGACCGAGGTCTGCCGCTCGATGACGGCGGCAGAGGGTTCAGAAGAGACGACGGTGGTCACCGGGTGCTCTCCGGGTACAGGGCGAAGCGCAACTCGTACTGCCGCTCCACATCACCGCTGGGGCGCGTGATCTCGATCTGGCCGATGCAGGAGGTCCAGCCGGGTGCAATGGGTCCGTACACAAAGGCGGCGGTCTGATCGGCCGTCATCAGCAGGCGCAGCCAGGCCCCGTCCAGCTCGATCCCGCCGTTCGCAGTGCTCAGTTCCAGCAGCACCTCCGGATCATCGATCTCGCGCCGCAGCTGCATGCGGGCCGTGCATCCGGTGTAGTCCTCGGGCACCTTGTCGGCATCGGGCACTGGCTCGCCGCTGCAGGCCTTCACCACTCCATCGCACTCCTCGCGCACCGGGTAGGCCACGCTGTAGCGCTCCAGGGCGGTGCGGAAGGTCGCGCCCTGGTAGATGGTGAAGTCGAGGCAGGCCGGGGTTGTCATGCTCCGCAGTGTTCCCGGCAGGGCCGCTGGAGGCGAACCCTAGCCGGGGGCGGTCAGCCGTCGCTGCTCTTGATCGCCACGGAGTTCAGCCCGGCCATGGCCTGGCCCGCGACCTGGCTGTGCGTGTTGGCGTTGGCGGCGGCCAGCTGCGTGATGGCGGCCTGCATGCTCTGCATGCTCGACTGCTGCACAGTTTGGGCGCGCATGCGCGCATCGGTGTAGCTCACGTTCACATCCGCCTTGGAGCGGTAGAAGGTGGCTGCCATCTGCGCGTAGCTGACGGCCGCAGCGGTCTGGGCCTGGTAGGCCATGAGCTTCTGGCGGTCACCCTCCAGCTGGGTGCGCGCCAGCTCGCCGCGCGCGGCCACGATCTGGCCGTACTCGCGCAATGCCATCTCGTGCACGCGCGCCCGGGAGTCGTTGGTGATCGCGGCGGCCCGCACCACCTCGACCTTGGCGTCGATGCCGGCACGATAGGTCTGGATGGCCTGGCCGTCTGCACGCACCTGTGCGTCGTATACGCGCACCTGCAGCTCCTGGCCTTCCAACGCGGCGCGGTAGCCGGTCCACTCGGTGGCCTTGGACTGGACCTCGGTGGCGCGCGTCTGCACCTGGGCCTGGAACAGTTCCAGCTTGAGCTTCTCCAGCCCAGCGCGGCTGACGATGGCGTCAATGCGCGCGCGGTAGACGTTCGCCAGGGACTGCAGCGACTCCATGCGGGCGCGGTAGACGTTGACCTTGGCCATGTCCACCTGGGTCAGGGCCTGCAGCGCATCGACCTCGGCCTTGTACAGGTCGATGGCCGCCATCGCGCCCTTGAGCCGCACCTCGTACAGCGCGACCTGCGCACGCCAGGCGTCGAGCTTGGCGCCGAAGGCCTTGACCGCGATGTTGTAGGCCTCCACGGCCATGCCCACGACGGCCTTGGCGTGCTCCAGCGCCTGACCGTTGATCTGCACCAGGTTGCCGTGATAGCTGAGCATGGCCGCGAGCACGGACTGGCGCAGGTTCATCGAGGTGCTGATGGCGAACTGCAGGTTGGTCTGTTCCATCTCGGCCTGCTTCACCACCAATTCGATGTTGGCCCGGGCCAGGTTGTCGGCGGCCGCCTGGCGGGCCTTGGCAGCCGCGGAAAGCAGCGCGCCTGGTGGCAGCGTGTAGCCCCGGTCTGCAGCGTCGGCCCACGCCGCATCGCGCACACGCCGGTACTCGCCCAGATGGCGATCCTTAGCCCGCTCGATCACCGCACGCTCGACATCGCCGCTGAATCCGGAGCCGCCGGCCATCAGCTGGGACAGGCGCAGCTCCATGGTCTCCATGCTGGAGTGGTAGCGCGGGCAGTACCTGGCCAGCATGGCGTCGAGCTGGCCGTCCAGCACCGACATCATCGCGGCGCTGGCCCCGCGCTGGGTGGTCTCCAGCTGCGCGGCCAGATCCGTGGGCGCCTCGGCGTCGAACACGGGCGCAGCAGAATCGAACACCGGCAGCACGATGGTGGGCTTGTCGGGTGCTGCTCGGTCCTGGATCTGCGGCTCGGCGACCAGGGGATTGATGAGCTGGTCGGGCGGGTCGGGGAACTCGTAACTGGTGTTGATCGAGGGCGCGGAGATGGAGAAGTCCGCCAGCGGGGCCGGCGACGAGGGCAGCACGATGGTCGGCACCACCGCCGTGGCGACCGGCAGCCCGCTGATGTCGATAGGGCCGATGTCCTGGAACTGCGGCGCAGCGCCTGGAGCCTGGGGCAGTTGGAAGTCCACGCCGGCAAACTCGGGCACGGGCTGCAGCACAGGCGGCTCCAGTGGCTGGTCGATAGGGTCCAGTTGCGGGTCGGGCTGCAGGTAGCCGATGCCTGTGATCATGTTGCTCACGTCGCGCAGCGCCTGCTGCGAGTCCGACAGCACCTGGGCCGCAAAGCCGCGCTGGTCGTCAATGATTTCTTCTACCGA